CCAGCGGCGGCAAACGGACGAAGGCCGCCGCGGCTGCGCTGCCCATCGACCTACGCGCCTCGGAGGCGGCTTCCGTCCTGCACGGCACGCTGTCGACATGGGTGCGGGTGCTCCACGGGGAATCGGCCACGTCCCGGCTCCCCGAGGACGACCTCGCCGATATGGCGAGATGGCTCGCCCCCGTCATCCGCTGGGCCCGGGCGCGCGGCTACGCGGCCGAGCTGATCGACGAGATCAACGCGGCCGTCCGACAGGCCGTGCGCGCTGTGGACAAGCCGGTGCGCCGTATCCCCATCCCCGAACCCTGCCGCGTCATCACCCTCGACGGGCAGACGCCGAAAGCGTGCGGAGGCCGGTTGACGGTGCTCTTGGCGCCGGGCCTGCCCATCGACGGGAATGTTCGGTGCGCGGAGGATTCCGAGCACGTCAGTACGCTCACGGACTTGGAGGCCGCGCGGCGGCGTGCGCACCGCGCTCGTATTCGACTTGCGCGGACTTGACAATTCTGCCAGAATGCAGAGCAAGATGGTGAAAGCTATCTGAGACAAGCTGAAGAGGTCCGGTGGGCATGTGCTCCCGGGCCTTTCGCATGTGCCGAAGACGCTCTGACAAACCAGGGGGTATCCGTGCCTCCGCGTCGAGCCCTGCAAGTCTGTCCGACACCCGGTTGCCCGGAGTTATCCAGCAAAGGCCGCTGCCGAGCGTGCTCCCGGGCCAATGCCCGTAAACGTCCCAGCGCCAGGGCCAAGGGGTATAACCGTCGCTGGGAGCGCACACGTGCCGCGTATCTGGACGACCACCCCTATTGCGAATGCGATGAGCACGCCGCACTGCCGATGCTGTTGCGCCCGTCGGCGGAGCACGTCCACCACGTGGACGGTCTGGGGCCGATGGGGCCCCGGGGCCATGACCCCGACAACCTCCAAGCGCTCACGCAACGCTGCCACGCGCGTATCACCGCCCGTGAGGAGCCCGGAGGATGGCACCGTCGGGAGTGACGCCTTCCGGATATGCGGTTCACGCCCTGAGCGGCGATCGATGACGGAGGGGCGGTGATCGGCCATGCCGCGAGGCGGCGCCCGTCCAGTGTCCGGCCCACCGCCCGACCCGAACGCCTTGCGTCGCTACCGGCCCTCGGACCAAGGGACGTGGACGACGCTCCCGGCCGAGGGCCGTCCCGGCGAGGCTCCCGAGTGGCCGTTGGTCAACCCGCGACCACGTGAGTGGGATCTGTGGCGCGACCTGTGGACCCGGCCGCAGGCGGTCATGTGGGAACGGCTGGATCAGCGCTACGAGGTCGCCATGTTCGTGCGAAAGCTCGCCGAGGCGGAGCTGCCGGGCGCCTCCGTCGAGTTGCAGAAGGTCGTGCGGCAGTACCTCGACAGCCTGGGCCTGTCGGTCCAGGGCATGCTGCGCAACCGGTGGCGGATCGAACCCGGGGAGGTCGCTGTGGAAGCGTCCGGGAAACCTGAGCACTCAGACCGGCGGCGCCCGTCCGCGCGGTCCCGTCTGAAGGTCGTCGCCGATGGCGACGGCGACTGACGGGAAGGTCGTCGCCTGGCCGACCCTGTTCGTCGCGATCGACTGGGTCGAGGCGCACTGTGTGATCCCCGACGGGTTTCACCGGGGCGAGCCGTTCGAGCTGACGGACGAGATGCTGTGGTTCTTCGCCAATCACTACCGCGTCCGCCGTGACGCGGACGTCGGTCGGTCGCTGAACTCCCCCGCGAGCGCCTTCTTCTACCGTCGCTCCCAGCTCGTGCGCCCGCAGAAGTGGGGCAAGGGCCCGCTCACCGCGGCCCAGATCCTCGCCGAAGCGGTCGGCCCGGTGGTGTTCGCGGGATACGCGCGGGGCGGCGAGGCGTACCGCTGCGCCGAACACGGGTGCGGTTGCGGGTGGGTCTACGGCTACGAGCCGGGGGAGGCCATGGGCATTCCCTGGCCGACGCCGCTGATCCAGGTGACGGCCTTTTCTGAGGACCAGACCGGAAACATCTACGACGCCTTCCGGCCCATGATCAAGCTCGGCCCGCTGGCGGAGATGATCCCGAAGGTCGGAGAGGAGTTCACGCGCCTTCCCAACGGCGGCGAGATCGTCACGGTGACGAGCAACGCGCAATCGCGACTCGGTCAGCGTGTCACGTTCGTCGCCCAAGACGAGACGGGAATCTGGACTGCGGAGAACCGAATGGTCAAGGTCGCTGAAACACAGCGAAGAGGACTCGCGGGAATGGGTGGCCGCGCGGTGGAGACCATACAGTTATGCGCTGCTCCCCCGACGATGGGAACGGGTAATTCAGGTATCAGAGTGCTGCGCGGGAACCTGTCCCGATTCCTGCCTGTAAGGGAAATGGAAGGGAAGGGGAGCATGCCCGAGGTCGCAGTATTCCCGCGTCCCCATGGCACGCCGTTCGTGCCCGAGGCAGGACCGTCCGCGCGCGTTGCCGACGTGTCACCCGTGACCGGTGCGCGCGGAACGGGAGGCGGGCGATGATCGACGCGCACACGCACGACGTCACCACGGGCGTCACGCTTGACGGCGCGTCCGCGCCCGGGCGCGCGCTCCGGGCCGTGATCTACGCGCGCGTGTCGAGCGACCCGCGCCAGCAACTGCGTTCCGTCTCCCAACAGGTGGACGAGTGCACCGCCGAATGCGCACGGCGCGGTTGGACGATCGTCAAGGTGTTCACCGACAACGACCGTTCCGCGTCCCGCTACGCCACCAAGGAACGGCCGGAATACGAGCAACTGATCTCGTTCCTACGCGCGGGTGAGTCGGACGTCCTGGTCACGTGGGAATCCTCGCGCGCACAACGGGACCTGGGCGCATACGTCACGCTCCGGAAAGTGGCCGAGGAAAACGGAATCCAGTGGTCGTACAAGGGTCGCCTGTATGACCTCACACGGACCGACGACCGGTTCACGACCGGCCTAGACGCATTGCTGGATGAACGGGAATCGAGCGTCACGCGTGACCGGATCATCCGGGACAAGCGCGCGCACGCGCTGAAGGGGCAACCCCATGGGCGACTGCTCTTCGGGTACCGGCGCGAGTACGACAGCGAGAACGGTTCCTTCGTTCGCCAGGTGCCGCACGAGACCCAGGCTCCCGTGGTGCGCGAGGCAGCCGAACGGTTCGCCGCGGGGGAATCGCTGTTCGCCATCAGCAAGGATTTCAACCTCCGCGGATTGCGCACGGGTACCGGTAGCCACTGGTCCACCATGACCATGCGTCAGATGCTGCTCAACCCCGCCTACATCGCCAAGCGCGTACACCGGGGACGGACCATCGGGGACGCGGCGTGGCCGCCCGTCCTCGAGGAGACGACCTACTACGTGTGCGTCCAGCGGCTGCGAGAGCCCGGCCGTCAGTTCAGCCCCGACCCGCACGCGCGCAACCTGCTCACCGGTATCGCGCGGTGCGGAGTGTGCGGCGGAACGATGGCGATTCGTCGCACCGGGGCCGCGGGGAAGCCGGAACGCGCCGTCAAGTACGCGTGCCGCGGTGTCCCCACCAACCACGGCAAATGCACCGTCATCATGCGCGACAGGATGGACGCCTACGTCACAAGCGTCCTCTTCGAACGCCTCTCACGTCCGGACGCGTCCGGACTGCTCGTCGACGAGCGGCAGGAGGAGGACGCGCGCGCCGCACGTGCCGAAGCTGAGGAGAAGCGGACCCGGTTGGACGAGGTCTATGACTCGGTCGCCAAAGGCACGGTGAGCGCGGCCGCCCTGGCCCGTATCGAGGCACGCCTACTACCGGAGATCGAAGCGGCCGAGAAACGCGCGTCCGCGCCGCGCGCCGTTCCGACCACGCCCGACCCGGTCACCCCGGGTATCGCCGATGTCTGGCCCGCGCTCCCGTTGAGCCGACAACGGGAGGTCGTCCGCGCGCTCATGAACGTGACCCTGCTACCCAACGTCAAGGGCGCGCGCCACGATCCGTCCTTGCGTATCACCATCGAATGGAACGACGAGAGCTAGCACCCCGCCCGCGCACACCACGGCCACGAATCACCCCGGTCCGTGGCCGTCACGCGTCCCGAGACCATGAAGGAGCGACCCATGGGCCAGACCGGACCGGAGACCTACGCCCCCGACTACGTCGCTGGGATCCGGGAGCTCGCGGACACGGCGCCCCCACTGTCCGCACGGCAACGGGAGCGGTTGCGCATGACCTTCCGCGGCTACGTCCCTGTGCGCGACGCCTCCGCGGAATCCAGCGCCGTCGACGAACACCAGGCGGAGTAGCCACCCGACCGTCCCAGCCGTCCCAACCTCGTCATCCCAGGCCAACACCGGGACGCTTTCGCGCGTGGGACGGATCGACCCGTCCCAGAAAACCAACCGTCCCACGCTGACCAGCACAAATGACGGTGGGACGAATGGGACGGCACAGGGCGAGAAACCCAGCACCAGGAAAGGACACCGACGATGACCACACCTCACGAGGAAACCGCCCCGGACACGGACACGGACACGGACACGGACGCGCCCGCGCCCCACACCGCACCACGCGAGACCGACGACACGGACCACGGGCAGACAGCCGACAGCAAGCCGCACCGGGAAGCCGCGCGCTACCGGACCCAGCTGCGCGCCACCGAGGCGGAACGCGACGCCCTGGCCGGTCGCCTCGAAACGCTGCAGCGCGCCGAGGCGGAGCGCCACGCGCAAGGCGGCAACGGACTCCACAACGGCGCCGACCTGTGGGTGTTCGGCGCCGACGTGTCCGAGCTCCTCGACGACGACGGGCGCGTCTCACCCGACAAGGTCAGCGAACGGGTGAACACCATCCTCGACGAGCGGCCCTACCTGCGACGCCAACGCTTCCAAGGCACAGCGGACGGCGGCGCCCGTCGGGGAACGACCACGCGCACACCCGACCTCGCGGACCTGTTCAAACGGGACTAGAGCGGTATAGTTATCCCGGTAGTGGATGCTCGAGCCCGTGGCCGACTCCGCCACCCCTTCCGCCCCGTGGGCGCCCGACGCTGGTCCGTGACCAACGCTCGCCGATACCCCAACGACCTACGGGAGTACACCCATGACGTGGCTTACCACCAGCGGCACGGCCGGCGGCAGCTTCGCCCCCTCCGAGGCCGCCGACTACTTCTTCGACCGCCTCGCCGCCGAATCGGTCGGCCTGCAGTCCGGCTTCCGACGTGAGACGACCGAGGGCGCCCGACTGGAGATCCCGCGGATCCTCTCCGACGCGGCCGCCAACTGGACACCCGAGGGTGACGAGATCACCGTCTCCGACCCCGACGCCGACGTCGTGACCGCGATCCCGCGCAAGCTGGCCGCGCTCACGTTCGCCTCCAACGAGCTCGTCTCCGACTCCAACCCGTCGGCACAGCGAACGCTGATGGAGAACCTCGCGCGCGCCATCGCGCTCAAGCTCGACCACGGTTTCTTCCAAGGCAGCGGTACCGCGCCCGAGATTCGAGGCCTGCGCAACCAGACCGGCATCCAGACGGTGTCCATGGGCACCGACGGTGCCCCGCTGACCAACCTGGACCCGATCGCCGACGCGCTGGGCATGCTCAGCGAGGCCAACGCCGAGGGATCCGCGATCGTGATGCACCCGCGCACGTGGCGCGAGCTGATCAAGGTCAAGGAGTCCGACACCGGCAACAACAAGCCCCTGCTCCAGGAGTCGGCCGGATCCGGCGCCCAGGGCGTGCGACGCGCGATCTACGGGGTTCCGGTGTTCCTGACCTCGCAGATCTCCACCGCAGAGACCCAGGGCACGGCCACGGACGCGACCAGCGTCTACGTCTACGACGCTCCACAGGTCGTGGCGGTGAGCCGTCAGGAGGCGGACATCCAGGTCGACCAGTCCGCCGGATTCACCAGCGACCGCACCGCGGTGCGCGCCACGCTGCGCGCGGACCTGGTGCTGCCCAACCCTGCGGCGGTGGTGCGCATCCTCGGTGTCACTCCGTAACTCCGAGCCATCACCGGACTCGGTTGACTCTCGGTGACCGCACGGCCGACACGGGGGGTGACCCCCTACCCGGGGGGCCTTGGGGAACGCCGGGGAGCCCCAAAAAATGCCGGACAGGTTCAAAGGATGTTAGTGACTCTGAGTAACTAATCACTCTTGGTGATTGGTGACGGGGGGCTACCGGGCGTCGCGCTCGGTAGTCCCCTTTTTGTTATCCGCTTGTTGCCTACGTTCCGTGTTGCATACGCCACGGTTCGGGCATGGGGGAGCCGTTCCGTGGGGCCGCGTCCAAAGCGCTCCAGGCGACTGCTGCGGCGTTGGCCGTGGCGCGGTAGGGTCGGGTGCGCGTAAGGGTCTCTCAGCGTCTCTGAGAGCGCGTCAAACCACGCCGTGGTGTATGCCTGCCCACTCATGCCCGCGCGACATGTCTAGGTTGCGACATCCAACGCTGCGCAGTGGTCATGTCGCGCATCGCATGCGACTGACTTTGAGTGGTGGTGACGCACAGCGACCACTCTGTCGCGTGCGGACAGTAGTTGAGTCAACGGTTGGACGCTCTCCGCAACCATGATGTGATCACGGTTCGTGCCACTACCCAGGGCAACCGAACCGGTGGCACGTGGTTTGCTCCAATCGGTGCGCGCGTGTTCCTGGCGTGCCTCATGCGCGCGGTAGTGGCCACGTGCGGGCGCGGCCGTCCCCGGGCGCGTCGTGGATCGGTACGCCTCACTCATTGCGAGCGATCGACGTTAGAGCGATGCTCGGTACGTCCTACGTTTAGCGACGGACGCGGCATGTGCGGCTAGGGCTTCGTCTCATTCAAGGCGACGGCGGGCGCGCGCGACTGCTGCGGACACGACCACGCCGATCACCCAGAGCACCCAGAGCAGGGTGACCAGCCATGTCATCCCGCCGAGGACGGTTGCTCCGATCAATGCCGCGAGCGTGACCAGCGTGATGATCACCTGTATGAGATCCCTGGTTTCCATGTTGGCTCTCCCTTGCGTCTGTTGTGTCGGTGTGCAAGCCTAAGAGGTGGGACCGGGGTACTTCCTTTACCCCGGTCCCTATCCCTTACTTCCGGTGCTTACCCTGGTAGTTGCTCTTCTGGTGGAAGGTCTTCCGGTAGGCCATGATCTGGAAGGCGATTCCGATGGTTGTTCCGATCACTCCGATGATCGTAACGGCGAGCATCCATTCCAGGAGTTCCATTGGGTGTTTCCTCTCTTCCGTCCGTTGGATTGCGGCGGTTGGTGGAATTATCACCCCCTCTGTTCTGTTGTATCTCCAGCTTAGTCTGTCATTGACTGGCTCGCAAGGGTTCTTTACAACTTTCTCGGGATTTTCTGACCGGTCCTCTGGGGATGGGCGGGACCGGGGTACTTCCTTT